AGTGGGTTCATGATCGATAGACTCAAGAATACCTTCCAAGAGAGCTTTTGAAGCCTCTATTGGAATTGAATCTGTTGCTGCGGTATAATCACCAGAGATCCAAACATCATCGGGATTTGATTTTTCATATATCCTTCTGATAGCTGGTTCAAGATGATTTGTACCATGAGTAAGACAGAATTGTTGTTCCTTACCTAAAGCAAGCCACATGGCTCGCTGAAATGGTTTGAGACAAAAACAATCTGCTACTCCCGCTGTGATAGTTCTTACCTTGAGTGGTTCCACAATGGGTTCCACCCTAACAGGTAAAGGATCTTCCGGCGGATAAGCATCAAATTCAATTGAATAGGTATTAGATCGAATCTCAGGTGAAGAATCAAAACCAAGAGAGGTAGGGAGAAAAGGATTAATTTCCTTTTCATAAAACTCCTTTCCAATCTGGGTTTCTGGTGTCTCTACTTGAGATTTAATCACTTGAGTCCATGTTCGGCGTATGTTATCATGATGAGAAGTACGCTGTCGATAAAGATTGACAATATCGCTAAGGAATCCGTTGGAAACAGGTTCCCAAGCGTCATGCTTATACCTTATTGAACCGTTTTCAAGAATTTCCTGACGGAATTTCACGGATCTTTGGTAATATAGCTTTGTCAAATCATCGGTAACAAAACCTACTGAAAATTTGTAATTATGAATCAAGTTCTCATGTCTAATCCAAATAGGATCTTCCTTCAATTTATGGAGTTTATTATGCTCCACATGAAGTGGGACATGGAATCGTCTCCAAAAGGAGGCATCATCCAAAATCCCAGAAGATTCTGTAAAGACGACATTGAGATCATGACCATATTGCAAATTACTCGTTGCAATTATGATTGGAGATGAAAAAAGTCTCCCCTTTTCAGGTAAATCAGCCATAGGAAGGACATATGGATTACAGGAAACCAAAGTTTGGAATTCCTTAATATCCTTTCCTTCCCTTGATTGACCTAAATCATCCAAGATTGTGATCGGCTGATAATTATAGCCATCCCAATGCTCGGTATTGCAAGAACGAGAGTAGGTTAAATCTTCTCTCCGAACTCCTGGAAAAAGTTTAGACAAAGCACTGACCAATAAAGGAAGTGCCGAACTCTTACCCATTCCAGGTTGACCAAATAAACCAATAACCAGAGGTTCCATTCTGTCCAAACGACGTGAACGGAGGTCTTCTGAATGTTCTTGGTTATTCAACCTACCATCATATACAAGGTTTCCCTTTACTCCTCCACTATGTCGTGGAAAAGCAAAGGATGCCTTGTTTGTTGGGTTGAAACCGTGAGTTGGATCGTAGAATTGTTTAACTACTTTCCCAAACTTTCTACCTCTCTCTCTCAAAGTCTTAAGAGTCTCCTCTTGAAGTTTTGGAGGAGGGGTGGAAAGCTGATCACGGTGTTTGATCAAAGTATCAAGAATAAAGTCTTCTGGGACTTCTTTACAAAGAACCTTGGATTGAAGGAGAGAAAAAAAGAAATTAATCTTTTCTTCCTTCCCCAAGGCTCCAAATAAAGACCTCAAAGGAATGGGAACCAAATCAAAATGTTCCCCTTCCGGAAGCTCTTCTTGATCCATAGACTCGGATACATGATAACATAATGAATTCTTGAGGCATTTTACAATTTTCTTCTCATCTGAAATCTCCAGAGATTTAAGTTGAGAATAGATGTGAACGAAGATAATCGTCAATAAGTTCTTTTTCTTCAAAACAAAGGATTTCTCCTTTGATCTTTGGGAAAAAGAACAATCCGACAATTTCTTCATCTTCATCGTTAAGTAAAATGCCCAAGACATGCGTAGTGCATGGGACAATCTCCTGTAATCTCGAAAGACAACAGGGAAAGTCCCACAGATCTTATCTAGAGGTAAATTGTTAGTGACCATGAATTTGAAGGGATCGAAATCTTTCTTCTTATGCATGGCCTTCCAACGATTTTTAACCTCTCTACCAGCAGTCATTACTCTTCTTCGGGCAGCTTGACGATCAAATAAGATCGTTTTGTTACCCGGGAGGTTGACAGCCTCCAACGATTCATCTAAATGAATCAGAGACAAGACTACTGGGTCCAGCTGGACTTCAGCTAAGAAGTAAGCTCTAGAAAAGAACTTATCTTCAAAGCAAGTCCAATCACGCACGGTACCTTCCAGAACATGTGATGATTTCCCATCATCACGCGGGTTCAACTCTTTTTCGGGAGTTGACTCCTGTTTTTGGAAGTTATAAGCGAGATAATTCAGTCCTCAAGGCTAGCTAGGCCAAGAAAACCTATCATGTTAGAGGATCGATATAAATGAACCAGTTTCATCATCATATGAGCTGGGGAAACTCGTAATAATGTGATTCAATCAATCTTTCCTCCGGTTGTCGGTTTCCCGACTACTTTCCACCGATTGGTG